TTCAAAATATGTTTGACTCTCCGGACGTAATCTCGGATGAGAAGTTGGAGAAGATGCTCCCCTATCTGGAATCAGCAGAGCAATGGATTAAGGACGTAAAGGCGTACATCTATAGCAGAGCTCTGTCCGGTGAACACATTCCAGGTTTCAAATTGGTCGAGGGGAAACGACCAAGTAGAGTGTGGGAAGATGAATCGGCAGTCATCGACCAGCTCTCAAGGGCGGGCTATTCCTCAGAGCAGATCTATACGAAACCGAAACTCAAGTCTGTGGCTGAGATGGAAAAGACTTTGAAGCATGCCGCGTTTGAAGCGTTGGTTGGAAAGTATGTGTACCAGGGGAAAGGATCTCTCACGTTAGTTCCGGAATCAGATAAGCGTGAAGAATACCGCCCGGTGGATATGGACTTCGCCGATCTCGGTGAATCCAGTAATGTAAATTAAAATGAACAAAATGATTATTAATGTATGGAGTAATGAACATTATGAATCTTAATTTGAAAAAGAGCAATGATGGTACGGTAGTCCGTATCGGTGAAGTCCGCTTCTCCTATGCCCGTGTGTTTGAGCCTTATGCTCAGGACGAGAATCAGAAAGCAAAGTATTCCGTTTGCGTTTTGATCCCTAAGACAAACACAGAAGCGGTCTCCCTTATTAATAACGGCATCGCAGCCGCCGCTAAGAATGGTGCAGACAAATACTGGTCCGGTAAGATCCCTGCCAATCTGAAGAAGCCTCTTCGTGATGGTGATGAGGAGCATCCGGATGATCCGGAGTATGCTGGCATGTGGTATCTCAATGCAAGGAATGAGAGAAAGCCTGGTGTGCAGGTCTTCGAGGATGGTCTGCGTTATGACACGGAAGATCCGGATGAGTTCTACTCCGGTTGCTGGGGTGGTGTGGTACTCACGTTGTATCCCTACAATGCCCCCGGTAATAAGGGTGTCGGTGTAAGCCTCGGCAATTTGATCAAGACCAGAGATGACACTCGTCTTTCCGGTAGCCGTGAATCCTCTGATGATTCCTGGGGTGACCTCGGCTGATCCTCTTGGGTGGGATAACCCACCCGTTTTATGGGGCTGTTATGTAATCGGTAGCATACCAGACTTTGACTCTGGGAGAATAGGTTCAAATCCTGTCAGCCCTGCTTACGTATCTATTGCCGGACTTGTCGCGGGGTCCAATGGTAAGTCAGGTATTCTTTCAAGATCATTGTGGGCATAGATCGGTAACTGGCTCTGCCACTATGTCGGTGGGTACGCGAGCCCCCACCTCCTTTCGTTTACCTCATGGCAGCTGGCTCCCAGTAGAGTCGCAGGTTGAAACCAAGCCGCGCGGGTGAAGGTACGTCCGAAATCCCGCACACTCGCTGTCGCAGCTCAGGTGGTTTGAGCTTCCGACTTATAATCGGAGGATCGTTGGTCCGAATCCAACCGACAGCACCAGAGGCCGGGTAGCACCCGGATGATCTGAGCGGAAGCTGTACCCCTCAGAGAGAATGACAAGGCCGGGCGATGGTAGGATTAGGCACTGACGTACGCGGTGTGCGAAAGACCTAGCCCGGAACAGCAGATGCCGGAGTGGTGCAATTGGAAGACGCATCAGACTTAAAATCTGAGGGAGAAATCCATAGGGGTTCGAGTCCCCTCTCCGGCATTACTCTATTTAAAAGGTAGGGATGAAATGAAAAAGAAGTACAGAGATCGTGATGCCCAACGGAAGAACGAGTGGAGGCAGAAACAGTATAAGAAATTCAACATCGTTATGATTCCTAGGAAGATGGATGAAACCAAAGCTGTCGAGTACTATCTCAGAACTCATCCGGAGGAAAAGCTGTAATGAAGATCTATAACTTAAATATCCTCGGCTCCAAATGGAAGATGAAGATATTGTCCAGATTAGATGATCCGATGTTTGAATCGGTTGATGGATATACAGATCGAAGCACGAAGACAATCTATATTCCGGATGATTCTTTCGGTGAGATTGATGACCTGAAGAATTACGATGCTTATCTCAAAGAAGTTAAGCGTCATGAAATCATCCATGCTTTTCTTTATGAGTCCGGTCTTGCACAGAATATGTATCACTCTTCTTATGGTCATGACGAGTGTGAGATAGATTGGTTCGCAATGCAGTTCCCTAAGATGCTCAAAGTGTTTGAGAAAGCAGAGGCAATATGAATAAGCCAAGAACACTCAGTATAGATCTCGAAACTTTTTCCTCCGTCGATATCGGTAAATGCGGTGTCTATAAGTATGCCGAATCAGAAGATTTTGAGATCCTGCTTTTCGCCTACTCTTGTGACTATGGTCCGGTAACTGTGATTGACATGACTAGGAATGACGGAATCCCTACTGAAATAGTTGACTGGTTATATGACCCAGATGTTGAGAAGACCGCTTTCAATGCGAACTTCGAGCGTACATGTCTGAGCAAATACTTCAATCGCTACTGCGAACCGGAACAGTGGTCATGTACCATGATCCTCTCCGCGTCCTGTGGTCTTCCACTCTCCCTCGTCGGAGTCGGTGCAGCACTGGAGCTACCGGAAGATAAAGCTAAGATGAAGGAAGGCAAAGACCTAATCCGGTACTTCTGTCAGCCTTGCCGCGCTACCAAAATCAATGGCGGACGAACCAGAAATCTTCCTAGTGATGCCCCAGAGAAGTGGGCAACGTTTGTTGAATATAACAGACGAGATGTCGAGACGGAGAACACGATCCGGCAGCGCCTACTGAAATGGAGACCGGATTTCTCTGAGCAAAAGCTCTGGTGTCTGGACCAGAGGATGAATGACAAAGGTGTCCGCATCGAACCGAGATTAGCCGAGAACGCTATCAAGATTGGCAACCAGTACCGGGAAGAGTTGATTGCGCATTGCAAACAACTCACAGGCCTGGAGAATCCTAACTCTACAGCCCAGATCAAACAGTGGCTAGAGGAGCAGGAAGGTATCGAAGTTCTTTCCTTAAATAAGAAAGCTATTGCCGATGTGTACGCTAGTCTCAATGCTGATCAGACAAAGGAAGTACTTAAGCTGAGAGAAGAGTTCAGTAAGAGCTCTAACAAAAAGTATGAGGCTTTCCTCCGATCCAACTGTAAGGATGATCACGTCCGTGGAACCTTTCAATTTTACGGAGCTTCGACAGGACGATGGGCGGGGCGGTTGGTACAGTTGCAGAACCTACCTCATGATACCCTTCCCGACCTGGATGACGCCAGGGACCTGGCTTTACTCGGAGACGAAGAAGACTTTGAGTGCTTCTACCCTAAAGTACAGACTTCTTTGTCGGCATTGATTAGGACGATGATCATACCGGAAGAGAATAGCCGATTGATCGTGGCAGACTTCTCCGCTATCGAGGCGAGAGTTATTGCCTGGATTGCCAATGAGGAATGGAGAATCCAAGCTTTTGCCAATGGTGAGGATATCTACTGTGCCTCTGCCAGTCGAGCATTTAAAGTTCCCGTCGTGAAGCATGGGATCAACGGAGAGCTCAGAGCCAAAGGTAAGATCATTGAACTTGCTTGTATAGCTGAAGACCAGCTTGTTCTTACCGATCATGGCCTTGTTCCTATTCAAGATGTTACTACCGAGATGAGAGTCTGGGATGGTGAATCTTTTGTAAGCCATGATGGGGTTGTGTGTCAAGGCGAAAAGTTTGTCATAGATTATCAGGGGTTAAAAGCTACACTAGATCATCCAGTATTTATTACTGGTATAGACGAGGCAGTCCCATTTGGGTGGGCGGCAATAGGCGGTTGGGCTTTACGAGACGGTATGTACCCAACGAATTATGGCTTGGAAGCTCGGTATTGTAGGTACAAAGTTAAGGTGTATGACATTCTAAATGCCGGACCGAACCATCGTTACACTGTATCTGGAAAGCTCGTCCACAATTGCGGATACGGCGGCGGCGTAGGAGCCATGAAGAATTTTGGAGCAGACCGCATGGGCATGAAGGAAGATGAGATGTCCGACCTGGTAGCTAAGTGGAGAGAGGCCTCTCCTCACATCGTAGCTTTGTGGAAGTCTCTGGAGGATGCAGCTATCAGGTGCATCAAGAGAGGTAAGCCTACGATCTCGACAGTCGGCCATATCCGTTTTGACTTGGAGGATGGAGTGATGTGGATGTCCCTTCCTTCCGGAAGACGGATTGCCTATTGGGGCGCGGCTATGGGCCAGGACAGATGGGGCCGTCCGTCGATGACCTACATGAGCATGAACCAGACGACACGTAAATGGGAACGTACTGAGACATTCGGCGGGAAACTGACAGAAAATCTCATCCAGGCCACCGCAAGAGACTGCCTCAAAGAAGCACTCTTCAATCTGGACAAAGCCGGATATGATGTCCGGGCCACGGTTCACGATGAAGTTATTATCACAGATCCATTTGACCATGGCACTTTGGAAGAAGCTATCCAGCTGATGTGTAAAGGCGCTCCGTGGATGGAAGGGCTCCCGCTCAATGCGGATGGTTACTACTGTTCCAGTTATAGAAAGGATTGACAACTATGACAATAGATCCGGAAGGTCCCTATCTGGTAGGGCATTGTGATGTATGCGGCCAGGAAATCTGGTCCTACGATGATCGCTATGAGATGGATAACAATGTTTATTATTGCTCCGATCTTTGTCTGCTGTATGCGATGAAAGATTATAAGGTAAGAGGAGATGGTTAAGTGGCGTTCATTGTTGGTGATGATAAAGAAATGATCAACATGTGTCTGAACTGTCCGCTCCCTAAGTGCGTTAATTGTCTTGACGTCAGGAGCAAGCACGGTACGCCTAGCGGTAATAGGACTATGAGACGGAGCCATGGTGGCCGACCAAAGAAAGGGTTGTCTCCGGCAGAAAAGTTAGTACTTCAGTACTATGTAACATCGGTTGATGACAAGGACATAGCAAGCCATTCAACATTACATCCCGGCACAGTGAGACAGGCAAGATCAAGTCTTGGGCTTCCGGTTATACGACGTACTCCCAAGCACATACGAGAGCAACTCGTGGAGGAAGTTAAGGAGAGAATGGATAAGCTATACGGAAGAGGAGATGGTTAAGTGGCTTCCAAAAGAAAAACTTTTGAAAAAGATTATATAGGTGATACACCTGAGCGCATTAAGCTTTGTCTCAGCTGCCCATATAAGGAATGCACCAATTGTTTGGAAGCCATTCCTCAGGGAGCTGACCTCGCTATGATCCGGCGTGTTCCCTGTGCGGATGGATTAAAGCTGAGTAAGACGGACATACTTGTTCTTGATAACTATGTACATTCTAAAAGCGATGCTGACATAGCTTTAAAGATCGGAGTAAATGCCGCATCTGTACAGCACAGCCGGACGAAGTTAAGTCTTCCTGTCCTTAAGCATACTCCTATGATCGACCGGAGGCGCTTTGTGCAGCAGTGGAAGGATAAGATACAGATGAGGGATTGGGCATGAAGAAGCCCATGGATCACGCTGTCTTCCAGGAGTATGTTGGTGACAGCTATGAGAATATCCAGTTGTGCCTTAATTGTCCTTATCCTAAGTGCATTAATTGTCTCGATCATCCGGAGGCATCCGCTAAATTCGCAGATAGGATTTTTAAACCGAGGCAAAACAGATCCGGTGTGAATCATAATAAGCTATCAAAAACAGAAAAAGCCGTACTCGATTTGTATATAGATGCGGAGTCTGATAGAGGCATTGCTGATGAACTAGGTTCATACACCTCCTACATTACTTATGTACGAAATAAGCTTGGTCTCCCAGCACTGAAGTATACACCTATAGAAGACAGGATCAAACTTGTGCAGGAGATTATGAAGAAGGTGGAGTCGAGTGAAGTTCAATCCTAAGAATTATCAGCTTATAGCCATGGACTTTCTCCGCACTCACTCCCATTGCGCTTTATTTCTGGACATGGGACTCGGAAAGACGGTCACTTCCCTCACTGTAGCTAAGGAACTGATTGATGATTACCGGGTAGAAAAGATTCTGGTCATCGCTCCGAAACGCGTAGCTGAGGATACATGGACCAGAGAATGCGAAAAGTGGGATCATCTGAATGATCTAAGGGTAAGCAGAGTCCTTGGTTCCAAGAAGGAACGGCTTGCCGCGTTAGAGGCGGAAGCGGATGTCTATGTTATTAACCGAGAAAATGTCCAGTGGCTGGTGGAATACCATAATGGGATCTGGCCGTATGACATGGTTATCATTGATGAGCTATCCAGTTTCAAATCTCCACAGGCAAAGCGGTTCAAGATGCTGAGGCGGGTGATCAGGCAATGCGATTATGTCTGGGGCTTGACCGGAACACCGGCATCTAATGGGTATATGGATCTGTGGGCGCAGATTTATCTCATTGATAATGGCAAAAGACTTGGCAGATTTATCGGTTCGTATCGACAGGAGTTCTTTTACGCCGGAGCGCATAACGGATACATTGTTTATGAGTACAAGCTGCGGACTGGAGCGAAGGAGAAGATAGACAGGAGGCTATCTGATATATGCTTGTCTATGAGCAAAGAAGATTGGTTAGAGATACCTCCGATTATTTTTAATGAAGTCCGAGTCCGGATGACTAGGAAAGAGCGAAAGATTTATGATCAGTTTGAAAGGGATAAAGTGCTACCTCTCTTGGATTCCAAGTTGGACACAATTGACAACATGGACTCCGCAGTCATTGGCGAGTCAGCCGCAGTACTTTCCGGGAAGCTGTTACAGATGGCCAACGGAGCAGTCTACGATGACAATGGAGGTGTGTTCTGGCTGCATGACCAGAAGCTCGATGCTCTCGATGAGATAGTAGAGTCCGCCCAAGGGCAGCCGATCCTGGTCTTCTATTCATATAAGCATGATCTCGACAGGATACTTGCCAGACATCCGGAAGCGGTAGTGTTGAAAGGCAGCGCGGATATCGAGAGATGGAATAACGGAGAGATACCAATGCTCCTCTGCCACCCAGCTTCTGCCGGGTATGGAATCAATCTACAAGAGGGTTCGCATATCATGGTGTGGTTTGGTTTACCCTGGTCCTTAGAGAATTATCAGCAGTCGATAGCCCGGTTGCATCGACAAGGGCAGGAACATCCGGTTATTGTCCATCATATAATCTGCGAAGGTACGTTGGATGAGAAGGTACTACAGGCTTTACAGAGTAAGAACGCAACACAGAAGTCCTTACTGGATGCATTGAAAGGATATATAAAGAATGGAAATTAGAACAACCTATATCTCGGATGATGGAACAGAGTTTGATACTGAGGAAGAATGCCTTGAGTATGAGGCCGTGTACAAGGATACGAGCAGCGTTGTTTTGCTCGATGATGAAAAGCATCCTTTAGACATGAGTGATCTTGCCGGAGCTTTTGATAGTTGTATCTATATTCATATTGTTAAGGAGCAGGAAGCAAGACTCCTTCTTGATTATGTTGAGAGCTATTGCGGCTGTGGACTTCCTCGCAATGCTATTGAGGAAGGTCATACATATGTCTATGATGATTGGTCCGGTTATGCTGAAAACAACTACTGGGTGGACCTCGACAAGAAGTACGAGGACATAGTGGCTGAATTAAACGAAGTAAAGGAAGCTCTCAGTAAAGTTGGCTGATACATACACAGTTTATAAGCACACTGCACCGAGCGGCAAATCCTACATTGGCATCACTTCCCTACCATTGGCAGAGAGAATCAAACGAGGGTATCCGCATAACCAGTACATGACCGCAGCTATTGAGAAGTATGGTTGGGATAACATTGAAACAGAAATCATAGCAGAGGGTGTGGATATTGATACTGCCAATCTTTTGGAGACGTACTATATCGCATCCTTTGAAACGCAGGACCATGCGAACGGCGGATACAACATAGCGGATGGCGGGCTATCCTGGAATAGCCAATCAGAGGAAGTACGGAAGAAACTATCGGAAGCGGCGCACAATCGGCATACTCCTATCGCTCCAGCTACACGGAAAAAGATAAGTGAGAACATGCCTACTAATAAGCCGGTGCAGTGTGTCGAGACAGGAGAAGTGTTCCGCTGTATATCCGAGGCAGGTAGACAGACAGGAACAAACAGAAAGAGCATATCGAAATGCTGTAACGGGCAACGACGTACGGCAGGAAAACTACATTGGAGGTTTGTGGATGTATCCGGATATAAAACTATATGAAAAACACAATGGCACAAACCCAGTGGAATACGGCTTCGGTAATGAGTGGGTAGCGATGGCCATGTACATGGATGACTACCCCAGGTTCTATACGGAAGACGAGGCGGTCCTCTACTGGTTCCGTACAATCAAAGAGAAAGATTTTCTCGATTGGTATCACAATGACTACAAGAAGTACATGGAGGAACAAAATGCAAAAGACAGCAGCGCCGAAGATCCAGATCAACTCGACGAACCCGGCAGTGATCCAAGGGATGAAGCTGATGGCTCAGGCAAAGAAGCAAAAGGAAAAACGCGAAAAGGAAGAGGCAAAGCAAAAGACAAAACGGGCTCCCATCTGGGCAGTAGACTTTGAAGGCACTATTACTACAAAGCGCCGGTATCCTAATATCGGAGAGCCGAATGTCAGTGTGATAGAACTGCTGAAGATGGCAAGGCTCCGTGGGGTGCGAGTAGTACTGTGGACATGCAGAGAGGGTGAGCATTTAACGAAAGCCCTTGAATGGTGTAAAGGCTACGGTCTGGAGTTCGATGCTGTAAATGAAAACATCTCGGAAGCAATCGAGTATTTGGGGCGTGATACCCGTAAGGTCCTCGCCGACATCTACATCGATGATAAATCTTTTCACTTATGGGGTGAAGAAGGAGAGAAGAAGCTTTGGGAGTTAGTGCAGAATCTGTAAAGTCCTTCCTCGAATCCGCACTGCTCTTCTCGTCTCTCTCCGAAGACCAGCGGAATAAATACCTGTCGATGTATGAGGCTGCTACGAAAACCACAACCGCAATAACAGGGATGCCGGGGGGTGGAGGCTCTGACCGGAATGCGACGCTCGCAAATCTTGGGGATGCCGAGACCAGTCTTCATAGATGGGAAGAGATCGTTGAGAAGAAACGGGAAGTAATTAAGTCGTTCATAAGAGATGCAGAGATCGATCCGTATTATAAGGACATCCTCTGGCGAAGATACATCATGGGTACGAGCTGGGATATGATCCTTCTGATACTGCGGGATAAGCAGGAACTCTCCCAGCGGAAGTTATTCTATGACCACAACAAAGCCCTCGAAGCATGCGCTGCCTGGGTGAATGAAACCGGAAAATATAAAGAAGAGGTATTGAATAAATGACAAGAAAAGATATTCTCACTAGAGCAAATATCTGTGTTAGCGGTGATCGTGAGGAAGACTACGGTTCTCCGGAATCAAACTTCATGACGATTGCAAATTTATGGAATGTCTACATCGCCCGTAAAGGTACATGGCTTCTTGACGCGAAAGATGTTG